TGACTTAGCATGTGCCATCTGGTCATCATTAAGATTAGACAATGAAATCAATGCACTACGTCTAACCCCACCTACGACTACAACCTCACCAATTTTACACATGATGTCGTGACACTCAATAGGATACAGCCTACGACCTGATGCACTCTTAAACTTCTCAATGCAAAAGTTAAACAACTCTATCAAAGGTTGTGGTCCTGATGCCCTACCACCAAATGTCTTTAGCCTTGCACCTGCTGGACGTACCTTGGACACATCCCACTTTGGTATCTGACCTGCATATAACATAGCAATCAACTCACGTAGTGCTTTAGACCATCCCGGTCTGCTGTCACCAACCTTGATTACTGTGTCGCTGTACTCAAAGTGTTCATTAACTATAGGCAACTTGTCTACTGCGTTACGCTCCACGGAGAAGCCTACACCAGTACCACACATTAAGATGTACATTGTTTCATCAAATGCTCTAGGGCTATCTACAGGCACATAAGAACAGTTGTAACCGCCTACGTGGCATCTATCTAATGCAGGTCCTGATGTCATCAATGCTCTCATGCTTGGCATTACTCGTTGTTCAAGCACTGCTTCCTCTAATTCTTTACGCAATGAATCTGGTAATACATACTTACATGTTTTGTTTAAGTGATTGCTCATGTAATCAAAGTATCTTGATACTGTTTCGCTCCACGTTTCTCTGCGTTGTTCATCTTCTTTCCATCTAGCGTACCTAGAAAGTGCGATAAAATTTTGATAGTCTGTTGGTAAATGATTGCTTATCATGTTCTACTCCTGTAATGTTTTAATGTTTCTAATTTTTGCACCATCTATGTCATAAAAATATTCTCTAATACCATCTTCAATTTCCTCTGCTACATTTTCATCAGCAGGAACAGGATAATCTTCGGGGTCTATATCAATAGTAATATATACTTTAACTCTCATTTGGCTCTCGCCCCTCAAGCTGATTAATACGCATGTCTATATAGCGTTTTGCTTTATTTAAATCTTCTATCTCACTTGTGTTTGATTTGTAACCTGCTCTCATTATATATTTAATAACATTGCCCATCCAAAAAGGTAGTTCATTATTCATTATAAATGATACAGGCTCAATAGCGTAACGTTCATAGTGTTTAGGATTATTAATAACAGCAACATCAGATTGTTTCATAGCTTGGTTCATATACTCCTCATGCCTTAACTGGTCATTCATTATGCATTTCCTTCTGTTTTTCCACCGAAAGATAGTGTAACAACATTATCTGTCCTGTCAAGAACTTTTCCTCTATCGGATTCACTTTCAAGGTCAAGGTTAATAATTAAGTCTTGTTTACTATCAACTTCTTTATATACATAGTCACTTACTATGTCTCGTAAATCAGATGATTGTTCCATTATAGGAACAGTAGCAGCTATCATCTTTGTAAAATGCAACAAGCTGTAATAGTCATCATCATCTAAAGGGTTTGTTCTACCTGCTAACACGGACAGGTTAATATCGCCTGTCCATTCTGTATCATTTTTTAAGGTAGGTCTAATGCATATAATTATATCTTCTGGTTTCAATTGTTCAATTAATTTTTTATCAATCATTTATAACTCCTTTTAATTTTTGAACCAGAAAATTTTACAAACTTAGGATGTTTGTTAGACCCTTTTTCTTTTAGCCAATCTTCTGGTATAATCCTATCATAGTATCTAAAATTATATTTAATACACCACTCTGCATAACTAGACTTTGCACCCTTTCTTAGCTTTCGCCTACTGTTTTCAAATACAAATCTTATATCTAACTTAGGGTGTTGTTTCTGTATTGCAAGATGCTTACGTCTATCTGATGCAGTAAACATACCTTTAGTTTCTATAATGATTCCGTTGTTTAACACAAAGTCTGGTGTATAGGTGCGATATGCTAGGTCTTCCCACTCAATCTTCATACACTCGTATTGAAACTTTACTTTGTGTAGTTTAAGATATTCGGATAACTTAACTTCTAATCCAGACCTATACCCATACTTACGTGCCGCTTTAAACTGTTTAAAGTTAACTGACATTTAGTTCAACGTAGTTAGTTACTTTAGGATTCTTAGCTTGAGACTTTATTGCAGGTAATTCTTTCAACGTAGGCCAACAGTCGTAGCGATAAGAACAGAATCCGCAATGTATATTTAATATTCTGTTACCTGTAGGTTTACCCCTAAACATCTCTGCTTCAGAATCATAACATCGTTTAAACACATTTTCTTCGACTGTATTACAAGTCTCTTCTATCTTATCTACTTCTGCATCTACGTCTATACCATCGGCAGGTACATATTTAAAATCTCCTGTTGCTTTATTTACAACCCACCAACCACCTGCTTTTTTACCTGATGCCTTTGCATACCCTGCTAGTTGTGCTACATACCCAAAAGCATCACCCTCTCTAAGAGTATCGTATGATTCAAACTTGTTTGTATAAGACCAATTAGATGCTGACTTGATATCATCAACAGCGTCATTAATAACAATATCATATGTTCCATCGATGGATGTGTTATCCAACTTGAGTGTAACTTTATTATTGTCTTCATACTTTACTCCTGCTTCTTTAAGTAATCCTTTGAAGACAGCTTCAACGATGTCTCCAATCATCATGTTCATCATAAAAGATGTGGGCAAAGGCACAGCTATTTCAGGTTTGTTTTTATCATACCATAGCTGACAAGTAGCCCTGCCCACATTAGACATGCGTAGTCTAAAGTCTCCTCTTTTCTTACCCCCACCAAACTGACGATACAGGGCTTCTTTAATATCATCAGCAACTTGTGATATAGTTTCTTCAGACATAGTAGATGTGCCATTAACGGCATTAGTCATGTATTGATGTACCGCCAATTCAGCAGGATGTTTCATTATGCTACCTCTTCTATTTCAATATCAACTATATCATCTAAGTTACCAACATCATCTAACTCAGCGTCTTGTTTACTAATAGCCTTGTCAGCGTATGCATTAATAATATATGTATTGTAGTTTTCAACCCAAGTCATAAAATCTAAGAACATATCTTGGTCTGCTTGTGTAATCTCTGTTGTAGTAGTTACGTCAAGAGATGTGATAGGTAAGTAGAAACTATTACCATTGGGTAACTTTTGTTCTTCAGTATTCAACGTGACTTTGTGTTGAACAGGAAGACGTTTCATCTTAGACAGTTTTGTAAAGATAGCACCGATAGTTTTAAACGCATCACGGTTTTCTACTTCCCATATGAATGGGGTATTAGCTATCTCTACAGGATTACCACTAGCGTCAGTGGCATTAATCAAATCAACTACACCAAGCACTACACGTACACGCTTTATTGATTTAATTAATTCTTTAGTTGCATCTGGAAGAGACTTGTAGTCTTCAATCCAACCTGCTGGTTTACCACAGTTAAAGCCACCATCATTATCCTTTAAGTCTATGTTTAAATTATCTGCCATAACAGTTTTAACATAACGATTAGGATTACCATTCGTACCCATCACAAACTTCTTATACATAAAGCGTTGTAAGAATGGGCGAATGACGGCTGACTGTGCATAGTAGGTAGGTCCGTCAGGTATCTCTAGCTTATACGTACCGCCCTCTACTACTTCTACATTCTTTACCTTGCCGTTAACTTCTGCCTCACCCATAATAGCAGAGTGAGATATGCGTAAACGTGCTAAAGTACTAGCTTGTTTCTTATTACTACTAGCACTTTCTACTGCCATGCCCATTGCTTTAGCCATAGCATTATAGTTATTTGTATCTATTGTTGTTAGTTCCATTAAGGTTACTCCTTCTTCTTTTTTAAAATGTTTGGTAGTTATATCAGATTGCATCCTTAGTGTCAAGCCAATTATAACCTATTTTTGATTCAAGTAGTAGGGGTACATTAAAGTCTATGCCCCATCTCATATTAATCAAATCTGTTAGGTCATCATTAGTTTGTTTGATGATATCAAGCACTTGTCTTTCTTCATCAGGATGAACGTCAATAACAATACTATCATGTACCGAATTTACTACACATGACTGCATACTGTCAAGTAATTTATCTATGTGTAGTAAACATATTGGTACAATATCTGCTGTAGCGAAGGACTGCACAGGGTAGTTCTTTATCTGTGTAAAGAAAGTAACTGTACCATTCCTACGTCTTGTTACATCAGGAAAAGAAAACTCACGTCCTGATGGTGTCTTAATTATGTTTGTATTTACAGCCTCTTTAGCCAATCGGGTATGCCATAACCCGACCCCTTTGTACTTTTCCGTAAAGTGTTGGTAGTATTCTGCTTCCGCTGATGTTCTCCCATATCCCGTTGCCCCATAAAGCGGAGCAAACGTATGCGCTTTTGCGTCTTGTCTACTAGTGTTCTGCCCAGCATCCGAAATAACTTTCGCGGTATAGCTGTGAACATCAAAGCCTGTTTTAACTTCTTCAATTGCAACTCCATCCTGTGATAAAAATGCGGCAGTACGAAACTCTAGCTGTGCCATATCAGCTTCAAGTATCTTACCACCATCCCAACGAGACACAAATACCCTCTTAACAGGGAACGTACCACCACGAGGCATGTTCTGCATGTTAGGGTCTGCCCCACTAAATCTACCTGTAGCAGTACGATGCTGTAATAATCTAACATGTAACTTACCATCGGGTTTTGTGTGTGTAGATATACCCTCTATAAAAGAGGATAGGTATGTATCTACAGCACTCAGTCTACTTACTTTAGATAAGAAGTCTACTGCATCCATCATACCTTTGGACTTAGCACTTGCTTGTAGCAAGGATAGATTATCTTTAGAAGTAGAGAAACCATTAGCACTTGCCCATTTAGATGATGGGGGTTTGAACTTTAGCCCTGCTATCTCTGTAGAATTAACCAAAGTATACCCAGCACCAGAACATGACCTGCAATAGTTTGGTTTAACAAAAGGTGTTCCATCTTTCTTTACCTTTCTTATATAGCCAGTGCCATTGCAATCTGTACAATGTTCTGCCTTAGTTTTATACATACGTCTTGTACCAACGGATACAAGATTAGCAAAGTCTTCATTGCTCATATAGGGTTCTATAGCATTACCCCAGAACTGTTTATCCATTACCTTGCGACTATATATTACCCAAGATAACTGCTCTGGACTGTTTAGATTAATAGGTGTATCACCCATCAGCTTTTGTACATGTTTCTGTAAACTATCTATAAGCTCACGTTTTTCTTGCTCATACTCTTGCCTAACTTCATCTAACTTAGATAAGTCAACAGCAAAACCACGTTGATACATACGTGCTAATGATACAGCTACCTCGTTTGTAAGGTCAACTGTAGGCATTAGACCTGCATCTGCTTTAGTATTTAATCTATACATTAACTTGTCTGCAAGTTGCTGTGTAGCATGTAGGTCAGCAGATAAGTATTGTGATAACACAGTATGATTCATATTGTATGTAGTACCGCCCTTACGCAGGTGTTCT